ACCGTCCATACTATTAGCAAGCCCTTGCCCCCTCTGTGCCCCTGTAGAGGGCAGAGGCCGCCCCTGTCCACTCATAAGGGTGCCACTTGGCGTACGGTATACTCCAGGAGATAGTCGCTCAGAGCCACGAGGAGGAGACGTATAACGCCCTGTTCTTTCATCAAAATTTGGCGACCCACCAGCATATACTCTGCCGCCAGTTTTAGGACTTTTTGCCAATGCGCTTTTTGTAGCCATATTATTTTCCTTTCCCTGCTTTGTAATTATTTTCTAGTGCATTTCTAATACTTTTGGCCGGAACTGATGGAGTAATTGATTTGGATTGCTGTTGAGAAATTCCAAAATTTGTTTTAGCCATATCCTCATATATTCTGCGAGCTTTTTCCTTGTCAGGAATGACAACTTCGCCTTTTTTAGACGAGTACATATCTTCATTGATTAACCGTTGTGTAACAGCTTCTTTCTGCTGAAAGTTAAGATTTGCCCAATTAGGCACACCTTTTTTTTCTGCGTAATCAGGTTTGAACGCATCAAGGTTGCCGTACACGCCTGTGAGATCGTTTGCTTGTAGTCCTGCTTTTTTATACTCATCAAATGTTTTGTACTTGCCAGCAAAAGGCTTTTCTTTATCTTTTGGTCCTTCTCTTACCTGCGACCGCATCCCTACGACATAGTTCTGCCAATTAGGGTCATCAGATTGTTGCAGAAGTTGTCCAGTGTGCATTTCCTGCACTCCTTTGGTGGACTGGTGAAACAATTTACTTCTAAGATTCTTTCCAAGGCCAAAATCAATTTTATCAGTTACCTTGTCGTGTAATTTGTTATATTTTACTAAGGCTTCGGTAGCCTTGCCGCCACTTATAGCGTCTATTCCTGCGATTGCTGCATAAGCAATCCAACCATAACCAGGTACCCAAAGTAATGCGGCTTTTTGTCCTTCTGCCACAGACTTTGCCGATCTATCCTCACTCTTTCCTTTGTCGCTTATCATCTGCTGCCCAATTTGAGCAGCCGCAACAGCGGTACCAACACCAGGAGCATATGCACCTAACGATCCAGTAGTTCCTCCTTGCGCTAAGCCTTGAACGCCCGCAGCAGTGTTATATGCACCTCCTACTATATTTGCAGCGCCCCCAAGTTTTTCTCCACTTTGGTATTGTTTGTATCCGTTATATGCTTGTGCTGCTCCACCTACAGCCTGTAATCCAGAAAGGGCTTGCCCGCTAATAGACCCGCCAGGACTGCCATCTGGATTTACAATTTTACCGTTTTCTCCAATTTTACCACCGTCCGACATTAACGTGCCAGAAGCCCCATCAGGCATAGTAACTGCTCCAACCTCTTTAATAGTAGGAGTTGCAGAACCACCGATAGCGTCTAAATCAAGTGTTTCAGTTGGAACATTTCTAGTAATTCCCAAACGTCCACTTTCTGCAAAATTATTACCTTCAAAGGCACTTCTTACATTTGGAAACCCTCGAATTGCTTCTTGCCCGACCACCAATCCACCAACTGACCCAAGGGTTTGCCCAATCGCAGAATTTTGTTCTTGTTTAGCATTTTGCCTATTTACATAGTCTTGTGGGTTGCCATAATTAGCTTGAACGGCTGTATAAGCCTGGTATGGCGATAATCCTTGCTGCTGAAGGGCTGCATAATACTGCTGTGGCGTCATTCCCTTAGCTGGAGGTGGAGGTGGTTGCGTTGCCATAGTTACGTCCAAGTTCCAAATACTGCGGTGCCAGCACGAGCAAACAACTCCGCACGAGTATGGCCTCCAGCATAAATAATCTTACTTACTTGCTGCCTAGAATAATCTTCGTTCATCTGGGTTACAAATCTTGGCTGAACTGCATCAAGTCCGTGGATCTCAGCAAAACGCTCAAGCATACCTTGCTCAAGTGTTTTTTGATTAAATACAGTTTCGTCACTGTCAGCTAAAAAATCGCTATACGCTCCACTGTAGTAAGTCCAAGTAACGCCACCATCAGAAACAGAACCACTGGTATGCGTTGGAACAGTAGCTCCAGAAGTTCCACCAAGTGTAGTTTGATAGTAGTTGCCATTGTAGAACGTATAAGCACCAGCACTATAAACAGTGCCAGTTACCCACGTTGCAGGGCGTACACAACGATCTGCAATATACTCAAAGATAATGATATTGCCATTCTGTGATGCTGAAGGAGTAGGAGAGATTAACAGCTCGCTGTTGGTTAATCCTCGAACTTGAAACCGTTGGTAGACGGTAGTGTTAAGACCATACCCACGAACTTCTGCATACTCCTGGGGAGACATTGGCCCCAAGATCCTCCAGCGAGTAGAGCTATTCCAGAATGTTTCATAGTGATACCACGAAAAGGCAGCAGGTAGCTGATAACTAGCCTGACCTGCCACCAACGTGATTGACCCTGACGCATACAGTTTAGGCCACGGAAACGCATCCGCAATCTCTCTGTTTATGCGTTGTGCCATAACTCGCAGTTGCTTAGTAGTTGTTTCAGTCGAAGCTGTAACACCGCTTTCAACGGTATAACCTGCCTCATTAGCTACATTCTGAACTGCGGTGACTAAACTCATACTTTCCTTGGTCTGCCTCTGCGTTTAGGTGCGGCCTCTTCCTCAAGAACCTCATCTTGGCTGCCTTCTTCAAGCAGCTCATCCTCAACCTCGATAGAACGGATCACCTCCTTTCGACGTGGACGAAGATCGATGCCTTCGTTCCCTTCTACTCGTTGCAGTAACAACTCTACCTGTTCTTCTAATTTCGCTGTTCTCTTCTGCTCACGCTCAAGCTGCTGCTTAAGAGCAACTACGTTGAATTGAGAAGAGTTTGCAGCTTCCAGCCAATCCTTAGCCATTTTGACAAAACGGCCAGTTGGTCCAAGTTTACGTTTAAGCTCATCGTGGGCATCCGCAAGCTGCTCAACAGTCTTAAACCCAAGATGCTGTAACTCACGGAGAGTTGACCCATTCATCAAAGGCCATTCAGCAAGAGGAGTTCCACTAACTACAACTTCGCTACCAACCTTAAAAGCAGCATAAAGCTCTGGATAATCAGCTACGTCTTGTGGCTCAATCTTACGAACTGTTTCATCCCCACCAGGGTACTGAATAGAAATGGATGGAATTTCGTCAAAGATTGCCCGACCAGCTTGCAAACTCTTTTCTCGGTTTTCATTATAAGAATTAAAGAAGCGAACATTTGCGCCATGGAATCTTCGTCGTGGCTGCGATTGTCCGTTTATTAAATTATTCCAGTCTATTTGTGGCATAAGCCTCCTAAAGTGCATATTTTGCTATTAAGTATGATTCGACCTTACCTCGGTCTGAATCACTTAAATTAGCATTATAAATCACAATTTCAGCAATTCCGCCATTAAGAGTTACGGTTGACCCTCCAGCTCCAAAAGATCCAACATAGACGTTTCCGGCTGCTAATACTGGAGTGCCAGCACCGCCATAGCTAGTTTCCGTTTCTGCAACGCCATTTAGCCATAATTCCGTGTTTGTGGCGACGTTCGACCAAGGGGCAACTCTATAAGTAAAACACTTGTATGTAGAAAGTGGAATTGTCGTAGAGCCGTACATTCCCTTTGGTAACGAAACGTCGGTTTGCATTTTCAACGCTCCAGAATTATTACAAACTTGAAAAGCTGCTGCGTTCAATGCCCCACTTAAATATTGAGAAAACAGAGTAGCGTACTGACTTGCTGTTGTTACTTTAGCAACGGCAAAAAAAGTTATATTGCTTGAGTTTGTAAAAATAGAAGAGCCAAACGACATAAAATCATTTGATCCATCAAATACTATCGCAGGCAATCCATTTACTTGATTAACCGTGTAAACAGGCTTGTTTCCAGCAGTTGCTTGCGTAACATTTCTAGCGTTTCCGCTTCTATCGTCCCATTGACTCACAAGATTAGAACCGTCCTTTGTGATTCCGCTATCAGCACTATACCAATATGCTAAATTAGAAATATCTGTTGGAACAAATGACGCACCCTGTTTGCCAGGACGACAAATTGATATGCCATTGATTCCAATAAACATACTAGTAAAAAGCCACAATAGACGTTGCGGTAGTAGCGGCCATAACACGACTAGCAAAAATAGGAATAAGCACACCAGCGGCAGGGATAACGATTGTGACAGCTGAAGCATTGTCAACTCCTTTCACAACTAAGTTTCCGGTACCACCAACCCACAAAGCTCTACAGCCAGTCAGATCAGTTGAATCTGATGCGGTTACAGCGGCAACGCTTCGAGCGGAAAATAGTGCACTAGGATTAGAGGGTGTAAAATCTGGCATAAATCACCAATAAAATGTGGGGAGCTATACAAGCCTCCCCATAAAACTAAGTTGCCTTAGTAAACTTGTGGTAAAAAAAGGAAGTTCCGTTGGATAGCACTATAAAACAGTTGGTATCAGCATCGTTATCCTTAACAATACCTACAAAACCTGAACCTACAGCAGCAGGAGTACCAAACGAAGTGGTAAGCTCTGCCGCTGTTGGCGTGGTATCGTTTATGTTATTAATAGCCATCTTAGTACGTACACCACCTGCGGTAGCTACTACAGCATTAGTGCTAGTAACGGTCGTAAATGTACCGTTTGACACTTCTGATGCCTGCTCTGGTGGCATACCAAGACCAATCAAATTTGTTACGCTTGGCATAAATCCTCCTAAAGTGCGGCTGCTATACAAGCCAGCCGCTTTTGATTAGTCAATCGACAATGTTCTAGTAGACTGAAGCTCGGCTGCGGCTGCTGTAGCGCCAACAGTTGTAAGTCCAATCACACCAGGAAGCAGTACAAACGATCCACCAGAAGCGTCATCACAAACGCCGCCAGTTGCAGTCGTGTATACCGAACTCTTAGCTGTGTAGTTAATAAGACGACCTTTGATACCCTTACCGCTTCCACCGCCAGCAACTCCACCAACCCATACCCAGAGGTACTCGTTAGTGCTTGCCGCTACCTGAGCTGCACCAAAAGAACGAACTTTTGTAGCTGCTTCGGTGTTGTCCATCTGAAGAACAGA